CGCCACATTCATACCCTCATCAGACAGGTTCCAATCCTTGCAATGAGTTTTTGATAAGTACCCATCAGTGTGGGGTATATTATCTATGGTGGCTTCTAGAACTCTAGGAAGACTCAACAGAGGGATTTTAAAGTCTAACTCAGCTGAGTTGAGTGAAGCACCCTTCATAACATCCACACCTTTTAAGATAGGACTATTCTTGAATATGTTATACAACTGGTCATAGCAAGAGAATATGATTCTTCCACCTAACTCCCTAACTTGTGGAATGTACCTGACAAACTGTATGTTGTCACCAAATCCTTGTTCACAATATATCAGTATGGTTTTGTCCTCAAGAGATTGGCCCTCCCACAAATCAATATGAGATAACGCCTCTTGATTGAAAGCAAAGTTTTTTCCTAGTCTCCACGCACCATCTGACTTCAAATCAACATAATGAAATCCTCTTTTGAAGTCTCCCATTTTAAGATAGTTCATACCAGTATTCAAATTTGCTCTGGCAGGGTTGTGGTATCCTAGTTTTATTGCTTGCTCATAGCAAGCAAGTGACTCCGCAAACTTGGATAAGTCATGCAGTATGATTGCCAAATTATAATATGCTCTAGCATCGTATGGATCATCCACAACCAACTGTCTATAACACTTAGCTGCTGACTCAAAGTCTTCCTTCTCTAGAAAGTCGGCAGCAATGTATTCTAGCTCTTTAAACTCTGCTTGTAATGTTTGATGGACCATCTACCGTCACATGTCTATCGTGTTCAACAACCATGTAGTTGTCATCCCAATCAAAAGCCTCTTTGACTACGTTATCAGACAATCCTTTATACATCTTGTGTAGTGACTTATCTTTAGCAGCGACTACAATTTCAGCTTCAGATGGATGAAGACCTTCCAACATCTGAACAAACATGGACTCTCTCTTGTTTTGAGAAAGCGCATTGTTTCCACCTTGAACATAATGATACAGTCTACTTGCTTCAGAAGCAAGCAAGGTATGCTCTGTGCCCTCTGGAACATCATTTGGTTTATATGGAACCGCACCAGCAGGAAGCGCCCAAATGATATTGGGATCAAAAGACGATTTCAAAACCATGCGAAGTGCTGGTGTGTTGTGTTCCTTCAAATGAGAAACCTTTTGTTTCTTTGTCTTTAGTTTCGCTACCTTCTCTAAAATTTCATGAAATAGTGGTGTGTATGGCATTAAAAATCTCCTATAGAATCCATTAGCTCATTGAGCCTATTCTTTATAAAGTAATTTAGTAGTTTACTTCGATCACCTTCTGGGGCATCATCGTATGCCTTTAGACACTCCAAAAATAATTCTTTGGGTGATTCTGTCAGGTCAATCAGTTTTTTGTTTCTTTGATAGTTACGTTTTACTTCATCGTTAGGCAAAACGTCCTCAATGTCATGGTCTGACCATGATTGTATTTTCTTTTTGCCCAATGGCTTTTGACGCAATCCGTTTACAAAAGTGTTGTCTGGTGATAGCACATTAGGAATACCATCGCTTGTATCTCCCCTTAAAACATGTTCATTGAGATAGTCATTCCAATTCACACCATTCACAAATTTTTTGGTGATAGGACTATACTGTGTTACATTCCCATATCTTTGTAACTGAATAAAATCTTTATCTCCAGATAAGATTAGTGTCTTGCCTATATCATGTTCAAACTCACGAGTCAACGCATAGATGATATCGTCTGCCTCTGCACCATAAACTTCCAATACCTTATAGGGCATGAACTCAATCATCTCATCTTTGAACGCATTTAGAAACTCAAAGATATCATCCCAATCATGACTAGATGAGTCTCTTGTCTTCTTGCGCCCTGCTTTGTATTGTGGAAAAATATCTCTACGCCAATAGTGTTTAGAGTCATAGCAAATAACTAGCTCACCATACTCTTTAAAAAATCTCTCACGATACATGCGAAGAGAATTGAGAATCATATGTCGGACCATACCACCCTCAACACTATCTCTCTTCGTAATGTTCAAGTGCATCATCACACTTGCCAGACTAATCTGGTTCATATCAACTAAAATCATTATAACCTCATGCGGGTGTTGGTTCGTTGTCTATATCAATTTCATCAATACTAACTTTATCAAGCAGCTCTAAATCAACTTGACTATGCGTACTATTCTTCTCATCAACATTAATTTTTGTCAGCAACTCCATAATCCTATTCATAGGGTGTGCTAACTGCATGTCACGGTAAATTGTACCTTTGACTGCTTCAATAACAAATCCAATGTCTCTGACAAATTCTTTACCACCAATGTCAATACCGTTCTCTCCCATAGTATGTATCATCTGCACCAGAAGAGTTTCCGTTAGATCATCAGCGAACATGATGTTCTCTTGAATTGCGATTACATCAACATCAGGAACTACTACTTCTTTTCTTCCTCTTGCCTTCCACGGCCCTTTTATTACGTTTTCTGCGCTTGGGTTTTCCTTCTGGTCCTCTGTCATCACTGATACCTCTGTCTTCGTTAAACATTTCTTGAGTATAGACTGTTCCTAAAAGTGGATAGTATGTGCCAACATCAAACTTTGGCTCACCCTTTCTAGGCCCTTCCCAATAGTAAGCTTGTCCTATACAGATACGACCTATCTTTTTCTCTTGATGCTCACCATAGAAATAATCAACCCAATCACCATCTCGTAGATACCTCTGCATATTACGAACATATCCTTCATGGATTAATTTACGAGCAAGAGCACCTTTCACATTTTTCTTTTCATTTTTACGTTCCATAGACGCAAGTTCTTTTTGCGTCTTAATCCATTGCTTTACTTTCTTTGGATTAATTGGAGCATCATCTGGTACATCACGCAAACTCTCATGAATACTAGACATACCATAGTCAGGATTTTTGGCAGCACGAACAGCACGGGCTTTCTCAAGACGCTCTGCTGCTGCAACCTTTTGCTCCTCTGTCATAGGTTTGCGTTTCTTACGAACCTTCCTCTTAGAAGGGTCAGTCCAACCTTTGTTGTCGGTCTTTGATGTAATTTTTTTAGCCATTGTTCTATTTATTCCTAGAATCCATACTCATCTAATCTTTTCCTCTGTTCTTTGAGCCATCGTTGGCGACCAGAGGCCTGTTTCCTTCGACGCTTTTCACCCTTTGTCTCATGGGCTTCTCTGTTTCTCATCTCATTAAACAAACCGTCTTGTTGTAACTTCTTCTTTAGAACACGCAATGCTCCATCAATATTATTATTACGCACTTCAACTCGCACTTAATTTCTCCTCATTGTAGCAACTTCTGCTGCTTGTTTCTTTCCACGAACAGGAACCGCATTAGATTTATGCATCTGTGCGATACCTATAATTTCGGTTCCTGTATAGACCTTCTCCTCTTTCTTTGCCATAGAGGAGTCATACATAACCGTTGGTTTGGCGCTCTCGACAGGACTCGAACCTGTGACCCACGGTTTAGAAGACCGTTGCTCTAATCCTACTGAGCTACGAGAGCCAATACCCATCTTCTTTAGAAACTTTTCATGGTCACGCTCGGCAGCAAGTTGACTCTGGGTCTTCTTGCCTGCCTTGCGTTTGCGTGTATTAGTAGTTGTATAATACACAGGAAGCATATGCATTCCACTCATTAACTTATCACCATATACAAAACATCATTAACAACAACAACTGCACCTAACACAATCAACGCTGTAATCATTTCACAATCTCCCATTTCCCTTTAATATAACATGCGGTATGTTTCTTGTCAAGTTCTTTATCATAAGAATCGACACACTCATTCTCTTCATAGTAACCACCCCACTTGAAGTTACTACGCATCTCAGCCAGTCTCGCCTTATTCTTTTCTGGATATTCTGCAAAAAGATAGTTTGTCTCTACCTTTTTGCATTCAATCATCTTACAGAAAATCGGACCACCTACTATGCCGATGACAGTGGAGATAGGCTCAAGTGCCCTGACTTGGCTTGGGATCAAGAGTAGACAACTCACGCTTGATGCGATCAGTATCCTCTTGCTTTTGCTTGTCAGCATTTTCATCCAACTCTCTCCATGCTTTAGTGGCCCGAATCTTATCAAACAACATACGGTCTTTACGCAACCGATTTGTCAGAATTTTCCTTGCTTCGGCATCAGAATATTCCAACAGAACATATGCACGATATTGAGTGCCGTGTGGAACAATCTCAACTTCACTCATACTATAACCAGACACATCTGTATCTGCTATAATATTTTTGACCGCACGTTCAAACTCTGACATGACAGACGCATCAAGATCACCAGAACCAACCTTGGCTTTAAACTGCTTTGCTTGAGAACGCAATCTAGAATTAATCCTATCTGCCAATACCACCTTGGCATTCAAGACAGCAGCATCAATAGAGAACTGCAAGTCAGGCGTTACAGACGTTCCAGCAGAGAAGATATTACCATTATCATCTGGCTGTTTCTTGAACCAATCTGGAATATTATCCAGTTGTTCCTTTACACGATCACGCTTATATTCATAAGTGATATTGACCGCTTCACTTGTGCCAGGCATGGCACTATCTTGTGTGGTCTGACATGCGCTTAGTGCAATCAAACTCACACACCCCATGAGGGCAGCTTTACTTACTGACAACATCTTTTGGCTCCTCTTTCATCATCTTATCACCCATCTTCACAATATCTGTGCCGATGCCTTTTATTGTATTACCACAACCACCAAGGGCAATCACGATAGCACCTAAAATAACACCAAGACAGACAGCATTGATAATAACACTTGTCATTCTCACGATAAACATCCTAACCTCACTTCACATTTTGTAGAGTCTGAATTGCTGAATCACGAACACCCGACTCAATAAAAGCACTCTTGATATACGGAACTAAATCGGGGAAAAACATAGTTGCAACAACTCCAACCCCAAATCCTATTAGATATTTCATTTTACTCTACATACCTCTTTGTAAGCGAACTGTTTACTACCATGAATCCAAACAACCTTTGATGGAACATTTGAGTGTATACATCCTTTTGTGAGTGGCGTATACACATTCTTCCAACCACTTTCCTTCCACATTCCACTTGAATAAACAGCAACCTTTTTAATTTCTGCTTTTGGAACGGGAGCTTTTTTTACAGGGACAGTCCTCACATGAACTGCACAGTTTTGATTCATAGTTCTGTTTAACTTTTCTGGAACAACCTCTCTAAGAATTGTTTCCTTGGCTCTTACCTCTGCCCTCTTACATGCAGCATTTTCTGTCATGTCAGGCCCAAAAACATATGTACCGGAAGTTGGATACCAAGCTTCATTGATTTTCACATCAAGCTTGATAATGCATTTGCGGGTATCCTCAACATGAGGATATGTTGTTTTGTTATAATTCTTTGATGAAGATATTGTCCCTTGGAAATCTGTGTTGACATTAGTTTTGTAATCACAATTACTTTCTGATGCCAACACAGTTCCAGAGGAAAGACATAACAAAGGAACTAGAAACTTTTTCACAACAACCTCTACATAATCACTATAATCATATTACCAAATGGTAAAGGGTTTGTCAAGTACTTTTTAGCGCATTTCGTTCATTATTTTAATTTCAATCTCTGAGATACGAATTAAAGATTTCTCGCCATCCTCATCAACTGTCATCCTAACGAAATCGTCCTGCTCTAATTTCTCTAACATGGTTGCAATGGCAGCTGCCAAGATTTCACCTTTTGCAAAGTACCTTCCCCAAAAGTAACAAGCCACCATACAAGATATTGCGATAGCAGTGTGCATATAAACGCTAAGTTCCATTTCAAATTCCTCTGTAATCTTTCACTCTAATGATTATAGATTATATAGATGATATTGTCAAGTATTATTTTCGCATATTTGCAAGTGGATTACTAAGTGCCTTTCTAATTTTCTTGTCAAGGTTTTCTCTTAGTTCTCTCATGTCACGGGAAAACTCTCTACTGTCTTCTTTTACTCTCTGTTCCGTATCTTCCACAATCTTCTCAATCCTACGAACATCTTGCTTCATATCTACCTTCATATCACGGTTAATACCAGCTATTAGTTTAACCTCATCCTTCAGCACATTCATTTCCTCTTTGAACAGGTCTATCTCCTCGTTCATTCTAGATTCCATGATTGCTATCCGTTTATCAAATCCTGACATATCTGGTGCAACATATGTTTCTATCTTCTCTTTCATATCCATGTAGTCTTTCCAGAACTCAAAGCCTGCGTAAAGACCACCGCCGAGGGTACTCAATGCTGTGATAATGACGAATATCTTTCCACCTCGAAACTTGACCCCGGCAAACTCAACTTCTGTTTTGCCGTCGTCTGACATTTTTATCTCCTTATCTGTATTGTAAATCAGTTAACGCATCCATTTTTGCGTCACTTCCTCCTATCATAAAATAAGCAGCTGCATTGTTATCTGATATCTGAGCATCTGGAACTCTTGTATTATCAAAGAACCCAGGCGTATCTTGCAACTGTGCTTGGTTATCAAAGAAACTTTTCGTATCACCTAACACTTGCATCACCACTAAAGTTTTCATTTGATTTGCATCATCATACCTACCTTTATCTCCCATCTTTTTGACAATCTTATTTGCTGCTTTTTGTTTTGCTTCCTGTTTCTTTTCTGCCTTTGTCTTAGGTTTTTCAGTTTTCTT